CATAGTATAGCCTGGTTATTACAGCGGCTTGTCACGCCGTCAACAGGGGTTCGAATCCCCTTGGGACCGCCAAATTTTGTGGCATTTGAGTAAGTAGTTATTGGCGATCTTGCTCTCTGTAAGTCCAATCTAATATTCCGCAGTAGCTCAGTTGGTAGAGCACTTGACTGTTAATCAAGGTGTCCCTGGTTCGAGCCCAGGCTGTGGAGCCAATTCATTCGGAGTGTAGCACAGCCTGGTAGTGCACCTGGTTTGGGACCAGGGGGTCGTAGGTTCGAATCCTACTACTCCGACCAATATAATGGATGTGCCGCCGTAATGGTATGGCAGGAGACTGTAAATCTTCCGGTTTACACCACAGTTGGTTCGATCCCAACCACATCCACCAAATATATACCTTTATAGTTCAATATCTCTCGCAAGTGTTCCGGTAGCACAAGAGTCTCCAAAACTCTTGGACGGGGTTCGATTCCCTGGCGGGAGGCCAAATTATTAAAAGGTTGATATGAAACAATTTAACATACAAAAAGTAAAAGATTTCATTCTTGCTCAAGGACCTGATACAAAAATTTATCTAGGTGCTGATTCTGAAAGAGTTAGAATGAATGGTATTTGGTACGCTGACTACGCTCTTGCTATTGTTGTACATATTGACGGATGCCATGGATGTAAAATCTTTGGCTATGTTGAAAGAGAATTAGATTTTGATAAAAAGAAAAGCAAACCAGCAATGCGTTTGATGACCGAAGTATACAAAATTTCAGCATTGTTCCAAGAGATGATTGACGTATTAGAAGACCGCCATGTTGAAGTCCATTTAGATATTAATAAATCGGATGAATTCGGATCCTCTTGTGTAGTTCAAGAAGCTATTGGATATATAAAAGGCACCTGCAATTTAACTCCAATGGTTAAACCAGATGCACCAGCTGCCTCTTTTTGTGCTGATAGATTGAAAAGAATTCTAACAGAGCAATTAGAGTACGCTTAATTTATGCAGTTGTTAGTTTAGTGGTAAAACCTCGGGTTGTGATTCCGATATCACGGGTTCGATTCCCGTACTTCTGCCCATTTTTATTATAAGGATTTTTATGATTTATTCCCCGTTAAAAGATAAACTAGTTGTTCAACGTATTACACCAGTAAAAGAAACCGCTTCAGGTATCATTTTACAATCATCACAAGAGCCAGATAGAGCAAAAGTAATTGCTATTGGTCCTGAAGTAGATGAGGTGGCCATTGGTGAAGAATTATTAATCAATTGGAATGGCGCTATAAAAATCAAAGATGATTTATATTCCTTGCGTATTGAACACGTAATTGGTGCCTACGAAGAATAATGCTTGACAATAGAGCATATATAGTATATAATACAAATATGCGGGATTAGTTTATTGGTAAAACAGAACCTTGCCAAGGTCCAGTGACCAGTTCGATTCTGGTATCCCGCTCCATCTACCATGCGGATTTAGTTTAGTGGTAAAACTGGAGATTTCCAATCTTCTGTCAACAGTTCGATTCTGTTAGTCCGCTCCACAAATTTTTATTATGATTATACTGACAACTGAAACAATTGATTATGTTACAGACCTTGTATTAGGAAAAATAAACTTTGATAGTGATCCAATAAAAACAAACTTGATATTGGCATATCTTAATGATAAAAATTCTTCAACTTTACGTGAAGCCATAACTGCAAATATTTGTGGTTATAAATGGTCTAGTGCAAAATTAGGTTATGATGCCATAGATGAATCTACTGGTAAAAATATAGAAATAAAGCCTAAATTATTTACTGACTCAAATTATAGAGGTAATGGAAATTTTAGTGATTTAACTCTAGATAAAGTAAAAAAAATATCCAACGATTCTGTTGCTATTGTGTGTAGTTTATTTGCTGAAAATAAACTTTGTTTAATTATTGAATTTTCTTTTTTGACCATATTCAATAAAATTGAAGAATACGTGCATAAAAAATGTGTTATTCAAGGAAATGATTATGCTAGGAGTGCATCTTTTTCGTTTAAAGATTATAAACATTCCGATATAAAAATACATTATGTTGATTTTGTATTGACTAAAAAATATGTTACAAAAGAATTATATAAAAGATTGCGAGATGAAGATTCTACAAAATTATTTAAATAAAAAATATAGTACTAGAAATCTTAGTGATATTGAATTTGAAAATATATTACCATCTTTGGCTCTAGAATTATCGCAAGTGAATTTTATTCCAGAATATACAGATAAACAATTAAAAAAAGATTGGTTGGATTTACAAAAATGGAATACAGATGAAAATTATATAAATTCTACAAATCGTTTAGGTATGAAATTGTGTGAACATTTCTTTCCTAATTTTTATGATATAGAGAATAACAAAGGTGTATCTTTTAAAACATTATGGAAAGATGTGAATTCATTAAAAAAGATTTTGATTTGGAATAGAAAAAGCCATTCAACACCATATCTTTCAGAATTAAAACGTGGTATATATTTTTGTTGTGGCCTAACAAAAAATACAATGTATAGACCACAAATGGCAAAATTATTATGTTTAAGGCACCAACCTAAAATAGTGTTAGACCCTTGCGCTGGATGGGGTGGTAGAATGTTAGGTGTTGTTTCTAGTGGTGCTGAATACATTGCCTTTGAACCGAATACACAAACATACAATAACCTATTAGAATTATCAAAATATTTAAATATTGAATCTAAGGTTAAAATTATATGTGATGATGCAAGAAATATGTTAAGTTATAATCTACCTAAGATGGATATGATTTTAACTAGTCCACCATATTTTGATTTAGAGGTTTATACACATGAATCAACACAATCCATCAATAATTTAGACACATATGAGAAGTGGTCTGAATTGTTTTTAAGAGATATCGTAATAAAAGGATATTCACTTTTAAACAAAAATGGTGTAAGTTGTTGGAATGTAGGTAAAGTTGGTAAAAATGATATGAATTTGGATGTTGAAAAATATCACAATCAACTGAATTATAAAAAAACAATTGAGTATTCAGTCATAAGTAGTAAAAGACAGTCCTTACAAAAAAGCAATACAAAAAATAAAAGTTCTGACAACACAGTAGTCTATACTTTTTCGTCATAATTATTACATATTTTATTCGTATATATACTGATAACTACCACAAATTTTCAGGTGAATTACAATGTCAAAAGTCTTGTTTCTTCTCAAGCGCAGGGAAGATTATAATAGTATATTACATCAGCACGTAGGCCTTAGTACAGGTCTTTACAATTCAGCCAAATTTATGGATGATATGCTGAGTAAATCCGGTATTGATTCTAAATTGGTTGTATGTACCGATAACAATGACATTGACCGTGAAGTTACATTATATAAACCTACTCATGTTATCATAGAAGCATTGTGGGTTACTCCTACTAAATTTGTTATACTACAAAAATTACATCCAAAAGTAAAATGGATTATCAGATTACATTCTGAAATGCCTTTTATGGCTGGTGAAGGTATAGCAATGAGTTGGATTAATAGTTATCTTACATATGATAATGTAATTGTTGCTTGTAATGCTCCAAGAATGTTGTATGATGTTTCAACAATAGTTGCAGAAAAAAACAATAAATTAATTTACTTACCAAATTATTATCCACAGGAATATAGCAAAAAAGTATTTGATGATAAATCAGAATTTGTTGATGTTGGATGTTTTGGTGCAATTAGACCACTTAAGAACCATCTAAGTCAAGCCGTAGCCGCATTAGAGTTTGCCAAAAGAATTAATAAAAAATTAAGATTTCATGTTAATGCAGGCCGTATTGAGATGAATGGTGGACCTGCCATACATAATCTTAAACATTTATTTGAACATCTACATTATAGTGGACACAATTTAATTAATCACACATGGTGTCCAAGAGAAGATTTTCTAAAGATTTGTGCACAGATGGATGTTGGTATGCAATGTAACTTTAGTGAAACGTTTAATATTGTTGGTGCAGATTTGGTGTCACAAGGTGTTCCGTTTGTTGGTTCAAAAGAAATACCATGGAGTGCAGATAGATTTAATGCCGATCCAACAGATACTAAAGATATGGCAGATAAATTAGAATTGGCCTACAAATGGCCTCGCCTAAATAATATGATAAATACAAATTTATTGACCAGATATACAAATAAAACCAGAAAAATCTGGTTGAATTATTTTTCATAAGGAATTAAAATGTCACACCACCTAAAAAGACATAAATGGGTTGATGGTATGTTACAATCCTTTGCATATTCATTTGAAACATTTGAAGAAGCAAAGGCCTTTGCAGACAATACAGATGCTAGCGAAGCGCACAATGTAAAAGTGTATGATGAGCGAGGACAACTAGTGCATGAAGTTGCACCACAAGTAATAGATACTTACGCATAATGTAAATTTTCTTGGTTGAGTTAGTTATGATAAACAAAATAACTAATTCAAATGAGATTCACAAAAGACTTATTAGAACAAATAGAAAAAATAGAAGACGCTGGTAAATTTCTTGTTTATTGTTTATTGTGTATGTTAGGCGTTTCTCTGTTGGTATTATTCATCATTGCTTGGGCTCTCAAAAGTCGGCTTCTTTGACCTTTCAATATACTCCAAGATTTCTCTCTTACGTATTTCTTCCAACTTGTATTGGTTGGTGTGTTGTTTAAGTCCAGGATATCTTTTTTCTGCATCGTGAGCAATCAGAGCAAACACACAACTCATTGCTAAGATTATAATAAGAAAAGCACCACCAAAATAAGCATCAGCACGGAGACTTTTCATAAATCTCTCTTTTCTGGCTGCATCGGCTGCTTCCATCCTCATCTTACGGGCAATCAGAATTTCTTCTTGTTTACCTAATTCTTCCATCATCTTGTTGACATCAGTCCACAAAGCACCGAGTTCTGGTGGACTTTGGTAAACAACTAGTTCACGTAAATCAATACTCATTTGTTCCAATTTCTTTTTCATTAGAACACGTTGTAGTGCACGTTTACCTAAACTGGCATCACCTTCATATACATGAGTTTTGGCATACTTTTCTTCTTCAGCCAATACAGTTTTACATTTATGGAAAGCATCAAAGAATTCACCAAGTCTTTCACCAATTTCGGCATAGATATCATCAGTTTCTCCACCTTTTTTATTGAGTTCAATTACCTCATTTTTCTTTTCTTGTAGAGCTTTCTTTTGTTCAAATGTTGGTGGTTTATCTTTATGTGCATTATGAAACTGGTCGTCAAGATCCTTGAGGACGCCTTTAACGTCCCCAGCCGCACCTTTGATATCTTTGTAGAGTTGGCAACCTTTTTTAACGGCAGCTACAGCCGCATTTGCCATGGCAAACAGCGTAATCGGATCCATTTTCCCACTTTATTTTTTAATGGCAAAAATAACAGGAACCGCTTGACAGTTCAGACAAAATCAGATATAATTGAACATCTATTATTTAGGAGATATTATGCGTATTGAAGTATTGAAATTAATCTCTGGTGAAGATGTACTGGCAGAAATTGACGGGTACAATTCAGAGTATTATGTGTTGAAAAATCCTGTTGGTATTGCGGTTGTACGTGGCAAAGATGGTTCTCCTAACGTAGGCCTTACACCATTTCCACTACACGCACCACAAAAGAAAGATACCACTATTGACATACCAGTTGCAAGTGTAGTATACTCTTATGTTCCATCAGAAGATTTTATTAACAACTACAATCAAATCTTTGGTTCTGGTATAGTTCTTCCAACTCCAAAACAAATTATTACAGGTTAATGTCAACTTTCTACACCAATGTCCAATCTAGTGGCAATCATATTCTCTACCGTGGTATCAAAAACGGCAAGAGAATACAGGCCAAAATAGATTACGAACCAGTTCTCTACTTACCTACAAGTAAACCAACCCCATACAAGAATCTACAAGGTGAATTCCTTGCGCCAAAGCGTTTTGATAACATCTTTGATGCGAGAGATTACATTAAGAAGTTTGAAGATGTGGGTGGTTCCAAAGTCTACGGACAGAATCGTTTTGAGTATGCCTTTATTGCTGAACAGCACCAAGGCATGGTTGACTATGATTTTGATAAAGTATCAGTAGCCTTTATTGATATTGAGGTTGGTTCTGAGAATGGTTTCCCTGATCCATACGAAGCAAATGAACCAATCACAGCCATCTGTATTACCTTTCTAAATGGCACAACTTATGTGTTTGGTTGTGGTGAGTATGAAAACAATGACGATAATGTAACATACTTTAAGTGTAAAGACGAATGGTCTCTATGCAAAAAGTTTATGATGATTTGGCAAGCAAATTGTCCAGATGTATTGACTGGCTGGAATACAGAGTTCTTTGATATACCATACATTATCAATCGTTTCAATAAAATTCTTGGTGAGACTGAGACAAAGAAATTGTCACCATGGAATTATATCAATCAACGTAAAGTAATCAACATGGGTCGTGAGATGATTCATTACCTGATTACTGGTGTGGCCTGTCTTGATTATATTGAATTATATAAATGGTATGCACCTGGCGGTAAGTCACAAGAATCATACAAGTTGGATGCTATTGCCAATGTAGAACTCAATGAACGCAAATTGTCTTATGATGAGTATGATAATCTCCATGCTTTGTATCGTTTGAACTATCAAAAGTTTATTGAGTATAACATTAAAGACGTACAGTTGGTAATGAGACTTGAAGATAAACTTAAGTTGGTTGAGATGGCGGTAACTTTGGCTTATGATACTAAGTCAAATATGGATGATGTGTTTGCACAGACCCGTATGTGGGATGCCATGACAAATGCCTATCTTAATGAGAAAGGTATCATTGTACCACCTAGAGTTATCAGTAAAAAGAATGAGGCGTTTGAAGGTGCATATGTTAAAGAAGTTCAAGTTGGTCTACACCATTATGTTGCCAGCTTTGACTTAAATTCACTTTACCCCCACCTTATGATGCAGTACAATATTTCTCCTGAGACATTGATTCAGCCGGAAGATTATACCGATGAAATGCGTAAGATATTGTCTCAAGGTATTACAGTTGAGAAGATGTTGAACAAGAAGATTGACACATCTGGCCTGGTGGATGCAACAATTACTCCGAACGGTCAATTCTTCCGCACAGATAAGATTGGTTTCTTTCCACAAATGTTGGAAGAAATGTATGAAGACCGTAAGAAGTTTAAGAAACTATATCTACAGGCAAAACAGGAGTTAGAGAATGAAAGAGATTCATCCAAACGATATGAAATTGAAAAGCGTATTGCGAAATATAATAATCTCCAGTTGGCTAAGAAAGTCTCTCTTAATTCTGCTTACGGTGCTTTGGGTTCTCAGTATTTTCGTTTCTACGACTTACGTATGGCTTTGGGTGTTACTACTGCTGGTCAACTTTCTATACGTTGGATTGAAGGAAAGATTAATGACTACATGAATAATCTGTTAAAGACAGATAAAGATTATGTCATTGCATCCGATACTGATTCTATTTACCTGAGACTTGGTGAATTGGTTGATACTGTGTTTGATAAAGACCAACAAATGAATATCAATCGTATGATATCATTTATGGATAATGTGTGTGAGAAGAAGATTCAACCATACATTGATAAGTGTTATAAAGAGTTGGCTGAGTATGTCAATGCACCTAGACAGAAGATGCAGATGAAACGTGAAGGTCTATCTGATAAAGGTATTTGGACTGCCAAGAAACGATATATTCTTAATGTATATAACAATGAAGGTATTTGGTACAATGAACCTGACCTGAAAGTTATGGGTCTTGAAATGATTAAATCATCCACTCCATCTATTGTCCGTGAGAAGATGAAAGAAGTGATTAAATTGATGGTATCTGGCACAGAACAAGACGTACAGGACTTTCTGGCAAAATTCAAAGCAGACTTCAGTAAATTACCACCAGAAGATATATCTTTTCCTAGAGGTGTAAATGGCTTGAAAGAGTATTCAGATCCTGTTAATCTGTATAAGAAAGGTACACCAATTCATGTGAAAGGTGCTTTGCTATATAATAAAGCATTAAAAGAAAAAGGCCTTGAGAAGAAGTATCCGGTCATACAGTCTGGTGAAAAGATTAGATTTACCTATCTTAAAACACCAAATCATTTCCAGGATACCGTGATATCTTTTCCTGGTAGATTACCTACTGAATTTGGCCTTGACAACTGTATAGACTTTGAGTTACAATATGAGAAATCGTTCTTAGAACCAATCAAAGTAATCTTAGATTGTATGGGTTGGAAGACAGAACAAGTGAGTACATTGGAGGACTTCTTTGCGTAAATTATTTGATAAATGGATAGAATGGATTGCTACAGTTTGTTTTTTAATTTCTGTAACATTAACTAGTCTAAATTTCTATCCAACATATTTGTATGTCAGCCTAATCACAAACTTATTGTGGTTACTGGTTGGTATTGTGTGGCGTAAATGGTCTCTAATTGTTGTTGAAGCTATTGTATGTGTTATGTACATAGTGGGTATAATTAAATATTGGATTCAATAGTATGATATTTTTGACATTCTTAACAGCACTAGCATTATCTGGTGTCTCGGCATATTTCTCTGTGGTCGGTATGGCATCAATCTTCCCTGGTGCTTATTGGCCTATTATTCTTATGTTCTCCATTATTGAAGTTGCTAAAGTAGTAACCATATCATGGACGTATCGTAATTGGGATAATGCACCACACACTTTGAAATATCCTTTCATATGTGGTGTTGTTGTGTTGATGTTGTTTACTTCAATGGGTATCTTTGGTTTCTTATCAAAAGCACACTTAGAACACTCTGCTGATGTAGGACCTATTGTAGATAGAATTGCAATTATTGATGAAAAGATACAAATTGAAAAGGAGAACATAAATGAGTATCGTAAGAATATCAAACAGCTTGATGACACAGTTGACCAAATTATGGGAAGAACAGAATCAGAAAAAGGTGCGGAGAATTCGTATAGGATACGCAAAACCCAATCGAAAGAACGTAGTGAATTGGCTGCAAGTATCGAATCCTCACAAAAAAGGATTCAAAATCTCAACGAGGATAGAGCTCCGTTATCTAATGAGATACGCAAAGCGGAATCAGATTTTGGTCCGATCAAATACGTGGCGGAATTAATATACGGATCAAATGACAGAAGCATTATTGATAAGGCGGTTCGTCTATTGATTATAATGATTGTTTCTGTTTTTGATCCGTTGGCAGTATTGTTATTGATTGCAGCTAACTATTCATTACATAGAGAAGTGGAAAAAAAGAAATCTGAGGCGACAGTAAAGTTTACTCCAGTAGAAGATACACCTGATATTCCAGTTTTCATTACACCTAATGTTGCAGAGCCACCACAATGGAAGACAACAATAGAAGTACCAAAAGATAACATAGCCAATATTGCACCAGGTGTTGGAGTAACAACTACATATGATTATGATGAACCATTTGCATTTAAACCAAAGGATAAAAAATGAGTATATTAGATAAAATCAAAAAGAATAGTAGCATCAAAGAATCTGCTATTCTATCCAAATCAAAGTTCTTTACCGAGAAGGACATGATACCAACAGCAATTCCAATTATCAACGTGGCGTTGTCTGGTAAATTAGATGGTGGTCTTACACCAGGTCTTACAATGTGGGCAGGTCCGTCAAAACACTTTAAGACTGCTTTTTCACTTTTGATGGCAAAATCTTATTTGGACAAATATCCCGATGCTGCACTTTTATTTTATGATTCTGAGTTTGGCACTCCTCAATCTTATTTCGATTCCTTCGGCATTGATACTAATCGTGTCCTCCATACTCCTCTTACTGACATTGAACAATTAAAGTTTGATGTGATGCAACAGTTAACACAATTGGAACGCAAAGATAAACTAATCATTATCATTGATTCAATTGGTAACTTGGCATCTAAGAAAGAAGTTGATGATGCTTTAGAAGGTAAATCTGTAGCTGATATGTCCAGAGCTAAACAAGTTAAATCATTATTCAGAATGGTAACACCACACCTGACAATGAAAGATATACCGATGATTGTTGTGAATCATACCTACAAAGAAATTGGTATGTTCCCAAAAGATATTGTTGGTGGCGGTACAGGTTCTTATTACTCTGCTGATAATATTTTTATTCTTGGTAGACAACAAGAGAAAGAAGGTACTGAGGTTGTTGGTTACAATTTCATTATCAATGTAGAAAAGAGTCGTTATGTTAAAGAGAAATCTAAAATACCTGTTACTGTTTCTTTTGATGGAGGCATTAGCAAGTGGTCTGGTCTTCTTGATATTGCGTTGGATTCAGGCCATGTCGTAAAACCTTCCAATGGTTGGTACTCACGTACCGATGATGATGGTGTTGTTGAAGATAAGAAATACCGTATTAAAGAAACCGATACTAAAGAGTTTTGGATTCCTATTCTTAAGAAGAAATCTTTTCAAGACCATATTGAACACAAATACCGTATTGCTTCTGGCAATATCATGCAAGGCGACATTGATGAAGCCTTTGATTTGGAGACAACCAATGGAGTTGCAGAATGATAGAAAATGTGGATTATGTTTTTGTATTTCCTGAGGGAAATGCAACCGAGACTCATATCAAATTAGTAGAAGGTCCTTATAAAGATACCACTATCAAATATGGCAGAGTAAAATTTAAAGAAGAATCCGATGGGGTCCATTTACTTTTTGCTTATGATGTGATAGAATCTACACTTGATGCAAAGAAATTAGTTAAAGATGAAAAATTCAAAAACTATCTTGGCGATTTATTGGTTGAAATAATGTCTGGCAATACAGATGAGGAATTTATTGATGAAACTGGAACAGACGATATTAAAAAATCTGATTTACAATGAGGAATACTTACGGAAAGTTTTACCCTTTATAAAAGATGAATACTTCACGGACAAAACTGAGAGGATGTTATTCTCTGAAATCACACAATTTGTTTCAAGGTACAACACTACACCAACGATTGAAGCAATTGGATTGGCCGTCAAAGAAAGGCGAAATCTTTCAGATGACGAAGTGGAAAAGTCGGAATCTTATTTACAAGAGATTGCATTGGCTAAGGGAGAAGAATCCAAGATTCAATGGCTTATTGAAAAGTCCGAAGCCTTTTGTCAAGAGAGGGCAATCTACAATGCAGTATTGGGGTCCATTAGCATTTTGGACGGTAAGGATAAAACCAACGATAAAGGTGCGATTCCCAAGATATTATCGGACGCTTTGGCGGTAACATTTGATAGTTCGGTTGGCCATGATTATCTGGAGAATAGTGATGAACGATATGAATTCTATCACAGAAAAGAAGAACGAATTCCTTTTGACTTGGAATTCTTTAACAAGATTACAAAAGGCGGCCTTCCTTCCAAAACTCTTAATATTGCTCTTGCTGGTACTGGCGTTGGCAAGTCCCTTTTTATGTGTCATTGTGCCGCTGGAACTATGTCGTTGGGTAGAAATGTTCTTTACATTACCATGGAAATGGCTGAAGAACGTATTGCGGAAAGAATAGATGCGAATCTATTGAATGTGACCGTTGACGATTTGAACTCTTTACCAAAAGAAATGTATGATAAGAAAATTGCTAAGATGAAAGAGAAGACAACTGGCAAATTAATTATCAAAGAATATCCAACTGCCTCAGCTTCTGCAACTCACTTTAGGACCTTATTAAATGAACTTAACCTTAAGAGGTCTTTCGTACCTGATATTATTTTTATTGATTATCTTAACATTTGTTGTAGCTCTAGAATCAAAGCAGGAGCCAATATCAACTCCTACACCTATGTCAAATCTATCGCAGAAGAGCTGCGAGGTCTTGCCGTTGAGTTCGGAGTACCAATTGTTTCTGCTACACAAACCACAAGGTCAGGTTTTACTTCTTCAGACCCAGGACTTGAAGACACGAGTGAGTCTTTTGGTTTGCCCGCTACAGCAGACTTAATGTTTGCTTTGATTACAAGTGAAGAACTAGAAGAACTTGGTCAATTAATGGTGAAACAATTGAAGAATAGATATTCTGATCCGACCATGCACAAAAGATTTGTTATCGGTATTGACCGTGCAAAAATGAGACTTTATGATGTTGAACAATCAGGACAAGATGGACTAGCAGATGCTGGACATAAAGCAATGCCATCTTCACCTAAGAAGAATTTTGAGGGGTTTAAAATATGAACAAAGAAAAGTTACATATAATTAAATTAAACTTTGGTATCAATTGGTGGAATCCAAAGAAAGCCAGTTTACTTTTACACCATGATGCAAATAGTCCTCAAGGCTTCAGTATAAAAGTGATTGATATTGCTGATGAACCAGAAGTTAAAGATTTGAGTATGGCTAAAGAAGTTTTAAAGAAATATACATTATGAATTTAACTAAAGACCAAGCATTACATTGTCTTAATGCGTTTGAAGATTACTTTGGTAACTTTGACCGTATTGACCAATATATGCGTGACCAGAAATTAAATTCTTTGGCTGGTATGTCATCTAATCCTTTATTTCCTATTGAAGATGATTTGTTTAGTGACTTTACTATGCATCCCAATGATATGGATATTGAAGTGTGTGAAGCACCTGGCGATGAGTGGGAACAACTATTGAATATTACCAGTTCCCATGTCAATATTGCACCTGTTGGTCGTAATGTTAAATTGGCAGTCAAAGAAAAGAACACAGGAAAGTATCTAGGATTCATTAGACTTGGTTCACCAGTAATCAACTGTAAACCTAGAAATGATTTGCTTGGACAAGTGTTTACGCAACAACCTGAATGGGGTAAACGATTCAATAACTCCGCAATGATGGGTTTTGTGATTGTACCTACACAACCATTTGGTTTTAATTACCTTGGTGGTAAACTTCTGGCTGCTATTTGTTGTTCTCATGCAGTCCGTGAGATTGTAAACAAAAAATACAATATGAACCTTTGTCTATTTGAGACTACCAGTTTGTATGGTTCATCTAAGACCGTATCACAGTATGATGGTATGAAGCCATATATTAGATACAAAGGTCTAACCGATTCAGACTTCTTACCAATGATGCACGGTAAACCTTATGACAATCTAAGAGACTATGTACAAGATATTGTTGGTGAATTGGTTGAGAAAGATGCTTCTAGTAAGAAGTTGAAGATTACAATGAAGATTGTCTCCTTGACTAAGGCTGCCTTGAAAGGTACAGATGACTTTACCAGATTTACCACAATCATTGATAATGCCAAGAATTTGACCGAACAGAAACGGTATTATACTTCAAACTATGGTTTTAAGAATTTTGTTGACTATGTGAATTGTAAGACTGATGTGTTGGTAAAAGACGACAACTATGATAAGTTTGAGTTGGAAAATGTTGTACAATGGTGGAAAAACAAGGCATCTAATAGATTTGATACTCTTA